TCCACGAAACAACTTTAACTCATTTTTTTACGGGGTGAACATGGCAAAAAACAAACGAGCCAGATCAGACAGTTTTTCTACCGAAGGTGAAATGATGCGCGCCACAGCGCCCGAACCGCCAGAGCATATCACGGTTCCAAGCGATGCGATGCCCCACTGGTGGGCTATTGTACGCGCGCGGGAATATAACTCATGGACAGGCCCGGATTTGGAACATGCGGCAAATTTAGCTTGTTGCCTGCACGATTGCGAGCGCCTACGCCGTGAAATTCGGACTGAAGGTGATGTGCTGGAAAACAAGCGCGGCACCCCGGTGGTCAATCCGAAGCACACGTTGCTTGAACAGTTAAGCCGCCGGTCAGTCGCGTTATCCAGGCTTATCCATGTTCATGCAGAAGCAACCAGCGGCAAAGCCCGCGACGAAGTGGAGCGGAACAAAAAACAGCGGGAGGTTTCAGAAGCACCGGCAGAAAAAGGCAGTCTGATAGCGAGGCCGGTTCATTGAGCAAGCGATTGCCGAAACATATCCGTCAGGCGATCCGGTGCGGGCCGGTGCCAAAGCTGCGGGATTGGAGAAAAATGCCGGTTGAAAAACTTACCCGCGCGGAACGCAATATGAAGTTTATCGAAATGGAATGTATTGTGCCGGAGGGCAAGCTGGTTGGAAAACCATTGCGGCTTGCGGATTTTCAAGAGGCGTTTTTTTATTCAGTGTATGACAACCCGCACGGAACATCGACTGCTATCCTGTCTATCGGGCGCAAAAATTCCAAGACAGCTACCATATCCTGCCTTGTTTTGATTCATTTGGTGGGGCCGGAGTCGATTTTAAACGCAGAAATAGCATCAGGGGCGCGTTCCAGGGACCAAGCTTCGCTCGTGTTTCGATACGCCAGAAAGATGGTCGATTTCAACAAGGGTTTGTCAAAGGTGGTTCGCATTGTGCCAAGCGGCAAGCGGTTGTATGGCCTGAACCGCAACACGGAATATCAAGCCTTGTCTGCTGATGCGTCAACCAATATCGGCGGTTCTCCTGTAGTGGCAATTCTGGATGAGGTTGGACAGGTAAAAGGCCCGCGTGACGACTTTATCGACGCTATAACCACGGCGCAAGGGGCGCATGACGACCCTCTGTTAATTGCCATTTCAACACAAGCCCCAACGGATGCCGACTTGTTATCTGTCTGGATTGATGACGCGGAGAAGAATCAAGACCCGCATACGGTGTGCCATGTGTATGAACATCCGAAAGACGCTGAAATGTCAGACAAGCGGCTATGGAAGCTATCAAATCCGGCTGTCGGGCTGTTCCGGTCGGAAGTGGACATGAAAAAGCAGATAGACAAAGCAAAACGTATGCCAAGTTTTGAAAATACGGCAAGGAATTTAATTTTGAATCAGCGCGTTTCCGTAACATCCCCGTTCGTATCTCAATCCGTCTGGAAATCCTGCTCTGCTACCCCCGCTGAAATTGAGGGCGCTGAAGTGTGGGCCGGGCTTGACTTGTCTGCTCATACCGACCTCACTGCCTGTGTTTTTATCTGGCAAATTGACGGAATCTGGCAAGTAAAGCCGTATTTCTGGACACCGGAGGACGGAATTTACGACCGTGCGAAGCGTGACCGGGTGCCGTACGACGTATGGGCGCGCCAGGGGCTACTTGAAACCACCCCCGGCAAGACAGTCGGCTATGAATACGTTGTGCATCGTATTGGCGAACTGGTGGCCGGGTGCCACGTCAACGGCGTTGCGTTTGACCGATGGCGAATTGATGTGTTCAAGCGGGAACTGGAGCGCGCAGGGCTTGGCCTCCCGCTTTTACCCTATGGACAAGGATATAAAGATCAATCTCCGGCATTGGACAGCCTGGAAGCTGCACTGCTTAATGGCAAAATAGCCCACGGCGGGCATCCGGTGCTGACGATGTGCGCGGCAAATGCGGTTGTTATCCGAGATCCGGCAAATAATCGAAAACTTGATAAAGCTAAAGCAACCGGAAGAATTGACGGCATGGCGGCGCTTGCCAATGCATTCGGCATTGCCGCAAGCCAAGGTGAAGAAGAACCGAGCGTTTACGAAGGACTAACCGAAGACCAAATAAAGGCCCGTATGGGGTTCTGAAAGGACAAATCATGGCAGAAAAAACAAAAAAGACTCCGAAAAAGGCAGTTAAAAAAGAAAAACCGGAAGTTGCTACCCTCCCCGGCAAAAAGTACATGCGCCCTGATGAGGTGGCTGAATACCTCAATATTCACCGCTCGACGGTGTATTTATGGTGTGATCATGGCAAACTGGAACATTGCAAGCTATCTGACGGTGTGATGCGGGTGCTTACCGAGTCAGTAAAGCAACTCGAAAAGAATGGGATGCTTAAAGCAATTTATTAAAAGTGTCCAATCTGTCGCATGTGTCGTATGCTTGTTAGACAACAGGTTTAATCCCTTGCGATAATGGTGCAAAATCGACCATCCTGCGCAGGGGGTTTTTGTTTGGGCATATTTCACAAAGTTAAAAATTGGTTCACTCGTGACTTTTCGGTCGAAGAGTTGCGAGATTTGGCGATAGATGAGCCGAAAGCGTGGAACTCCGGCTTATGGAGCATCTATGGCAATGACACGCCCGCCGGCGAGAACGTCAATGAACATACCGCATTATCCTATTCAGCCGTTTTCAACGCCATATCTCTTATTTCAGGCACGGTCGGAGCTTTGCCGCTCCATCTTGTGCGCCGCCAGGGCAAAACCACAAGCCACGCCATAGACAACTCGCTTTACGATTTGCTGCATACCACGCCTAATCCATACATGACTGCTATGACGTTTAGGGAGTGTATGATGGCGCATATGCTTGCGTGGGGCAACGGGTACGCCGAGATTGTCCGTAACGGCAAGGGGGAAACAGTTGCGTTGTGGCCCATCACGCCGGACAGGATTTCTCCACGCATGGAAGATGGTGTGATGTATTATGAGATAACTGTAGACGGTGAGCGAAAGGTTTTGCCGCGTGAGCGCATATTGCACATTCCCGGCCTTGGTTTTGACGGCTACGTTGGGTATTCCGTGGTACAAATGGCCCGTAAAAGTATTGGCCTCGGCAAGGCAATGGAGAGGTTCGGCTCTAACTACTTTGGGCAAGGCACCCACCCCGGCATTGTTGTCAGCCACCCCGGCAAGCTTTCTGAAACTGCGCATAAGAATATTGAGAGCTCTCTTTCAAGCACGTATTCCGGCCTTGGCAAGAGTCACCGATTAATGTTGGTTGAAGACGGTATGAGGCTGGAGAAAATCGGCATCCCCCCAAACGACTCACAATTCCTTGAGTCGCGTCAGTTCCAGATTCCTGAAGTTGCCCGGTGGTTTAATTTGCCGCCGCATAAACTCAAAGACCTGACCAAATCATCTTTCAGCAACATCGAATCTGAACAGATCAGTTTTGTAGTGGACTCCTTGTTGCCCTGGGGCATCCGCCTTGAGCAAGCATATAACATGCAGCTTCTTTCAAAAGATGAGCGCAGTCGGGGCTTGTATTTTAAACATATATTTGAGGGGCTGCTCCGGGGTAATTCAAAAGATCGGGCCGAATTTTACAAGGCAATGTTCAATATCGGCGCAATAACGATAAACGAAATCCGCGAGAAAGAAGACCTTGACCCTGTGGAGGGCGGCAATGTGCATCTGGTGCCGCTCAACATGACCACATTAGACAAGGCCGGGCAGGCAAAAGAGGAACTACCGGAGGTCAAGCCGGAGACGGAGGCCGACAATGACCAAGTCAGAAAAAATCTTACAGTTCTTGGCAGACAGCGGAATCTCAGTTGAGGAGGCTTTGTGGATTTTGCGGGTTGCCAAACATAAAACAAAAGAAAAGGCCGTTGTCAAGCACTATGAAACACGGCGGGAGGGGCAAAATGAGCGGAAAGCGTGAACTTATAGAGCGCAGATACCCCAAAACGGGGGAGATTCGCCTCGATGGTGAAGAGTCAAGCCCAAAAATAACGGGTTACGCTGCCGTGTTCGACCAGTGGGCTGACATCGGCGGGTGGTTTAAAGAGTCTGTCCGCAAAGGCGCATTTAAGAAAACAATCAAGGAAAATGACATTCGGGCGTTGTGGAACCATAACGAGTCCTATGTTTTAGGCCGAAATCGCTCCCAAACATTGACTATGAGCGAGGATGACAACGGCTTATGGGTGGAAATTGACCCGGTCCCGGCAACTTGGGCTGATGATTTAATCAAGTCTATGCGGCGCGGCGATGTCAATCAAATGTCTTTTGGATTTATCGTCAACAAGGAAGATGTTGACGTTAAAGCGAATCAGCGCACGCTTGTTGATGTGACGCTTTTCGACGTGTCCGTGGTGACTTTCCCGGCATACCCGACCACCACGGCGCAAGTCCGGTCCATGTTTATCCACGAAACTGAGGCAGAGGTAGACGAGTGGGCCGAGTTTTACCGCCTTGCAGAAAAGTTGCAGCGCGGCGAAGAGCTGACCAGCGACGAGTTGCGCACCCTCCGGGCTTACATCCCCGACCCGTCCGTGCCGGCTGAAAACCACACGGACGACGGTTCCCTGCCGGCTGAAAACCACACGGAATCGGATACCAGGAAGGTGGATAAGTTCGAGGCGTTGTTGAAAAGGGCAGAGTATTACATAAAAACCAAACAGGAAGAGGGAATATAACAATGAAAACAATTACGCAGTACCGAGAAGACATCAACCGCCTGCTTAAAAAAGTGGGCGAGATTGATGCACGGGCAACCAACGAAGACCGCAATCTCTCCGAAGAGGAAATCAGTTTCAAAAATGAAATGCTTGACGGCGTTGACGAGCTTCGCAAAATCATCACCACGCAGGAGCGCCACGCCAAACTGCAATACGAGCTTGACCAGCCGGAAAACGCCGAAACGGTGGAAAACCGGCGGGCTGACAGCCGCATCGAGCATCACGAAAGTGGCGACCGGGAGAGGTTTTCGAGTCTCGGCGCACAACTCTCGGCTGTCATGCGTGCAGGCGTCCCGGGCGGACAGACTGATCCCCGGTTGAGAAATACCCGGTCTACTGGCCTTGGCGAAACCGTGCCGTCTGACGGCGGGTTTCTGGTGCAACAGGACTTCTCCAACGACTTGCTACAGGACGTCTTTGAAACCGGCATCCTGGCGTCAAGATGCAAAAGGGTGCCGATATCCGGTAACGCCAATAGCATTAAAATAAATGGCATGGATGAGACCAGTCGGGCATCGACTCGATATGGCGGAATCAAAGGTTATTGGGCGGACGAGGCCGAAGAGAAGACTGCCAGCAAGCCCAAGTTCCGCAAAATCGAACTCAACCTCAAGAAGCTGATCGGCTTATGCTACGCCACCGATGAACTACTCGAGGATGCCGGCGCGCTTGAGGGCATTATCCGATCAAGCTTTGTTGGCGAGTTCGGCTTTCTGATTGATGACGCCATCATCAGGGGCAACGGCGCCGGCCAACCGTTGGGGGTTTTGAACGCCGGTAGCCTTGTGGCTGTAGATCATGTTAGCAGCCAGGGAGAAGGCACTCTCGTTCCAGAGAATATTTTTTCAATGTGGGCACGCCTGTTCCCGCAAAGCCAGCAGAACTCGGTATGGTTGATTAACCAAGCGCTTCAGCCCGCGCTGCTCGGCCTCAAGTACGAGGACAATAACACCATTTACCCGGTGTATCTTCCGCCTGGTGGCTTGTCAGCATCACCTTATGGGTCCTTGCTTGGCCGACCGGTAATCCCGATTGAGCAATGTTCAGCGCCGGACACTCAGGGCGACATCATCCTGGCAGATTTCGGCAGCGGCTATATCCTGGCTGAAAAGGGCGGCATTAAGTCAGATATGTCGATCCACGTCAGGTTTATATATGACGAGAGTGTGTTCCGCTTTGTCATGCGCATTGATGGCCAGCCTGTTCGGGCAACCACCCTGACCCCGTACCAGGGAACCGATACCCTGAGCCATTTTGTTACGTTGACTGGCAGCAGAGGATAATAACAAACCGGCCCTCTTAGCCGAGGGCCGTAAATATGGAGGGTAAAAAAATGTATCTTAGCGAACAATACAAAATAGTGCCAATCATCGAACCGATTGATACTGGCGATGGTGCTCAGACCGGGGCCGGGGTGAATGTCGAAAACGCGCACCACGCCACCATCATTATTCTTTTTGGCGACCAGAATGATGAGACTACCCAGGTGTCTGTCAGAAGCGGAACCGCTCATGACACAATGGCCGCAAATGTGCCATTCACCTACGCCAAGCGCGCGAACGCAGATATTAAGGCTGTTGGGGCTGATATTTTGACCACGGATGTTGAGCGTGAAGCCAGTGAAAATTATTTTTTGGCTAACAGCGACCTCGAGGACAGGCTTGTTGTGATTGAGGTCCCTGTTGCGGCCTTGACCGCTGGGCATACATGGATTCGTGTTGAGTCATCCGACACGGCGACAAAACAAATGATCGCGGCCCTTGCTATCCTGCAACCGCGATACGCACCGCTGACGACCGCTGTTCAGACCACGTAATTAACCCGGAGGCGAGATGCTTAGAGATGACTACGCGACAGTTGAAAAACTGGTGAAGGGTGTTGTGGCGCGGGAAAAGAAGGCGCTCCAGGAAGAAATAGCCACTTTGCGCGCTCAGGTGGCGTCTTTGGAGAAGAAACTTGCCCAGGCCGCCATGTCCACGCCGAAGGCGGATTCAAAGGCCAAGGCAAAACGAGAATAATAACCGGGGGCTTCGGCCCCCGCCATCTAACCGAAAAAGGGGGTTGCGATGGCAGTCATGATGATGCAAAGGCCATACCGATACATCGGCCTTTCAACCGATACCAAGCCCGCCGACGTTCCGGTCGGCTCCACGTT